TAGAAAGCTTTAGAATATAACAATCCTTGGTAAACTCTGCAGAGTTTAAATACTATTGTTTAGCTTCACAAGCTCTATATTTTCCCTGTTATTCACTTTAACTTCTACGAAGTTAGTCAAGCTCTAAAGAGCTTGGCAAATCTTGGCAGGTTTTTGGCTCATTTCCTCTAAAGTCTATTAAACTCTGCAGAGTTTGTGAAGCCTTTAGGGGTAGGCAGGAGACCCATACCCCCACCCGTATATATATACTAATGCTTATACATTTTTAGCCTAAAAGGATGTTAAGCAAGTTAGGTCGGGCTCAAAAGAACTCGGTAAATTTAGGTAGGTTTTGGGGAGGTTAGGTCGGGTCAGATAGGTACCGAATATAGGTATTGAACCTCGGCACACTTAATGTTAGTATAGCGTTGAGATTCACTTTTGTCAAGTGTTTTGCATAAAAAGTTTTATAAGCTTGACAAACTACCAATAAACCACTATAATAATATGTATGGCATTACCGGCAACGAGAAAATTAACAGAAAAACAAGAAAACTTCCTTAGTAATCTTATAGAGACCAAAGGGAATCTTAAACTTTCAGCGGAACTTGCAGGGTATTCTGGCAATCACTACCAAATTATAAAAAGTCTTAGACAGGAAATAGTAGATTTAGCCTCAAACGTACTCGCAAGGGAAGCCCCTTCTGCTGCTTTTAAACTCGTTGAAGTTATGCAAAGTGATAACGCCGTGCCACAAGCTAACGTTAAACTACAAGCAGCACAGACAATCCTAGATAGGGTTGGACTAGGCAAACAAGAAAGAATGGAAGTAAATCACAATGTAACTGGTGGTATTTTTATACTACCTGAAAAAGAAACAATAGACATTGTTGCAGATGATGCTGACTACGAAGAGATATCTTAATGGAATTAGTATTACTGTTAATTATTTTAAACTATGTTCCTTGTGAGAATCAAGGTTCTTTAGAGACTTGGACTACTACACACGGGAATACTTCTACAGGAACGTCCACCTCGACATCGACATGAAGATATTCCTTACTGAGATTAACGCTTATGGGACAACGTTTGCAGGACCTAATATTATTGCTAAAACAATTGAAAGAGCAGAACAAGCAGCAACTCAAAATGGCTTGGTGGTTGTTGGGCAGCTGGACAGTATTTATATTGACGATAGCGATGGCGAACACATGAACATGATAGAAACAAACGAGGAGAAGATAGTACACTAATGGGTAAAGAAAAAGACAGTAGACTAGCAAGAATAGGAGTTAGTGGTTTTAATACACCTAAACGTACGCCTAGTCATCCTACAAAATCACACGTTGTTGTGGCTAAATCAGGAGATACAATTAAAACAATTAGGTTTGGAGAGCAAGGAGCTTCTACAGCAGGTAAACCTAAACCAAACGAATCAGCCAAAATGAAAGCAAAACGTAAAAGCTTTAAGGCTAGGCATGGTAAAAATATTAAAAGAGGTGTGTTGTCTGCAGCATACTGGGCTAANAAGGTGAAATGGTAATGGCTGGAAAACAAATAGGAAGCGATGAAAAACCTATAACATTTAGGTCACCAATCTATAAGAATACCCACGGTAGTAAGGGTGCAAACCCTAGACCAGGATTTTATACAGACGATTACAGAGATAACTGGGAAAGAATATTTGGTAAAAAAAATGACAGTAAAGAAAAAAGCTAAATCTAAAGTAAACGAAGCGGGCAACTACACAAAGCCCACTATGCGTAAAAGACTATTTAATAAAATTAAAGCTGGTACCAAAGGTGGTAAAGCTGGACAATGGTCTGCACGTAAAGCACAGATGTTAGCAAAACAATATAAAGCAGCCGGAGGAGGTTACAAATGATTAAATGGTTAGACAAAATGAAAAAGGCTTATTCTAAGTTTTTTAAAAAAGCAACAAAACCCATCAAGAAAAATGTCCCTAAAAGAAAGCCAAAGAAGTCTTAGACAGTGGACAAAACAAGACTGGGGAACTAAGTCAGGTAAAAAGTCTGCAGATACTGGAGAACGTTACTTGCCTAAAGCAGCTCGTAAAGCTTTAACAAATGAAGAGTATGCTTCTACGACTGCAGCTAAACGCAGAGGAAATAGACAATATGTTCCTCAACCTAAAAAGATAGCAGAAAAAACAGCTAAATATAGATGACAATCCCAGAAGGGTACATAAAAAAGAAAGGACGAACTGTCCCTTTTGGATACGAAGTAAGTTCTATTAAAGGTTATTTATCGCCTATACCTGAACAACTAGAAGTTTTAAACAAGTATATTCAAGCTGTACTTAAAGAAGAATATACTCTTAGAACAGCTGCAGAAGCTATTACTCTAGAAACTGGTAGAAAGTTTAGTCATGTCGGGCTATCAAAACATGTTAAGAAAAATGACTTATCTCCTAAGTTTAAACGCTCAGCCGAACAAACTAGAAAATTAAAACTAGTTAAAGAAGCTAAAGAATTAGAAAAACTTAAAAAGAAACTTAAATACAAAGAAGACAAGCTTAATGCTGAAAAGTCTGTTATTAAAAAATTAACAGAAAACACATCATCAAAGGTTGTAACTGAAGATGAAATTGAATTTACTGTTCCGTCTGTTCAAGATGTTATTAAAGATTCAAAAGTTATTTTTCATGCTAACGAAGGTCCTCAAACAGACTTTCTTGCTGCTGGAGAAAAAGATGTTCTCTACGGTGGAGCAGCGGGTGGTGGTAAATCATATGCTATGATTATTGACCCGTTAAGAAATTGCCATCGCAAAGCCCATAGGGCTCTTATACTAAGACGTTCTATGCCAGAACTACGAGAAATGATTGACAAAAGCAGAGAGCTTTATCCTCTTGCTTTTCCCGGAGCTAAGTTTAAAGAAGTAGAAAAGCTTTGGAACTTTCCAAGTGGTGCAAAGGTAGAGTTTGGTTTTCTAGAGCGAGACGCTGACGTGTATCGTTATCAGGGACAAGCTTATAGCTGGATAGGATTTGATGAGATAACTCATTTACCCACAGAGTTTAGCTGGAACTATTTAGCTTCTCGTCTACGAACAACCGACCCTGAAATACAAACATACCTTCGCTGCACAGCTAACCCCGGTGGTGTTGGTTCTCATTGGGTTAAAAACAGATATATACTTCCATCAGAACACAACTCTAGTTTTTTAGGTAAAGACGGACTTACAAGGAAGTTTATACCTGCTAGGCTAGCTGATAATCCGTACCTCGCAGAGGACGGAGTTTATGAGCAAATGCTTAAGTCTTTGCCACCCACACAAAGACAACAACTACTAGAAGGTAATTGGGATGTAGCAGAAGGAGCAGCCTTTACTGAGTTTGAACCTCTTACACATGTTATTACTCCGTTTGAATTACCTTTACATTGGGAAAGAGTTAAAGGAATTGATTATGGTTATGCTTCAGAGTCTTGTTGTTTGTGGGGTATTATGGACCAAAATGACGGTACATTAATAATATATAGAGAATTATACCGAAAAGGCTTGACAGGTGAAGAATTGGGTACTATAATAACAGATATGGAACTTGAAGACCCTTACTCGGTCTCAGGTGTATTAGATACAGCAGCATGGGCTAGAACAGGAACTACTGGACCTACTGTTGGCGAAGCCTTAGTACGTCAAGGACATAAACTTAGACCTGCTGATAAAAATAGAATACAAGGTAAAATACAAATACATGAGTTCCTAAAGGTTAAAGAAAATGGTAGACCTAAGTTACAGATATTTAATACATGTCCTAACTTAATAAGAGAACTACAAAGTATACCGTTATCTAAAACCAATCCTGAAGATGTGGATACACATGCTTCAGACCATGCATATGATGCACTGCGTTATATGATAATGAGCAGACCAAGAATAGAAAGCTCGTTTGATAGAATAAGAGGAATGAAGCGAGAAATGCATCAGCCTGCTGATTCAACATTTGGATATTAGATTTTATGGCAGACAAAGAAAATACATTTTTAAACGCTGACAATATCTACGAAGAAGTAGAAGGTGAAGCTGGAAAAACTTTAAACCTTGAAATTAATCAAAAAACAAATTTAACTGGATTAATAAAAAACAGATATGCTCAAGCAGAAGATGCTAGGCAAACTGACGAAACTCGTTGGTTAAAAGCATACGAAAACTACAGAGGACTTTACAATAAGTCCATTAAGTTTAGAGACTCAGAGAAGTCTCGTATCTTTGTAAAGATTACAAAAACAAAAGTACTAGCAGCTTTCGGACAGTTAGTCGATGTTATCTTTGGTACAGGTAAATTTCCAATTGGAATAGCTGAAACAAAAATACCAGAAGGTGAAATGGCTAATGCTCATCTTGATACTCAAGTAGGTGCTCCCGGAATTGAAAGCACTATGGGTGGTGGAGAGTTACCGGGTGATGTTGATGGTAATGCTTTAGATAACCCATACGATGTTGGTTATGAAGGTGATGGTAAAGTTCTTAAACCGGGTGCTTCTTTTAATAAAGGATTGTTTACAGATACTTTAGAAGACCAATTAAAAGACCAATTGATAGAAGGTTTTAGTGCTAGCCCAACAGCGTTAGAAATTTCTCCAGCTCAAAAAGCTGCAAGAAGAATGGAAAAGCTTATCCATGACCAAATAGATGAATCTAAAGGTTCATCAGAAATTAGAAATGCTCTTTTAGAATCTGCTCTGCTAGGCACAGGGATTGTAAAAGGACCATTTAACTTTAA